AAGACCCGGAGCAACCGCGGTCGATAAATTCATAAAATTATTTGGACCTAAAGGTGCTTTCCCATCACAAGAATAATGGATAAGAAAAGAATCATATTACCATCTAAAAAATTTTTTGGCTCAATTAATGAAGACCAAACAATTCGTGTTGGTTTGGATGAAACGGAAAATTTACTTAGGGAAGGGGATAGAACCATTATTTTAAGTAATGCTGAGTTATTCAATAAAGAAAGAAACGAAAGTAACAATTACAAGATACATGGAAAACTTAAAATGGTTTTTAGAAATCTTTATAGTGGTTCATCTGAATATAATCCACTATTAAAGAAATTATATTTAGTTGGTGATGGTGGGGATAATAATTTTGATGGATTTATACCATATCAAGAGTTTGCTTTTTTAAGAAAAGATGTTCTTAGACAGGTTAATACCACACAAACCATATCATCTTTAACAATATACACACCAAGTTTAACATTTTCTGGTTTAACTGAACATGTGGATATCCCAACGATTGAAGCACCATATCACAATTGGAACATTTATTTATCGTATGTGTATGGTCAAGATACATCATATCCCATGACATATACTTTGAGTGGTGGAACATCATTTAATTTCTTATCAGGAGATGGAATACCCTTTAGAGTGGAAAACACAGGAAACACTTACAAACTAACAAGTCCGGTTGAACACGGTATGTCATCAGGAGAATTTATTACAATAAGTGGTGGTTCTTTTAACAATGCGGTTGACGTGTCAGGAAAAACTTTTTCAATAATAAGTGTTGGAGATTCTATCTATGATTCTGAAAAATATGTTCTTGAAATATCAAAATCCGAAATGCCATCAGGTTCAACATTATCTACTGTTGTTTTTGGAAAGAGATGTCTTGATAGAAATGACATTACAGGTTCAACATCAACCTATTATGTTCATAAACATAAAACATTAACAGAAAGAGAAGATTATATCTTAGATAAAATTGGGTTTGAATCATCAATTTGGGAAAATGAACGAAAGTTATTGTTAGAAAACAGTGCCGGTCAATCGGATGTTTTAGTGGAAAGAAACATGATGGAGTCTTTAATATATGATTTTAAGGAACCATTTGTTTTAACAGGACTAACTAATAATTTAGGTTACCTACCAACTGACGTATATGTAACGGTTATATTAGCAAATAGAAATGGTTATTTTGAATACCCACCAAAGGTTGGTTGGAAATTTAATTTTCACGACACTTGGGTTGACGAACATTTTGATGGTACAGGTTCAACTGAAACATCTATAACAACCAGTGGATTTAGTAGAACAATAAGTGCAACAACATACAATTTTGTAACAGGTACTGATTTACCATTAAACACTGTTTTAAATGGTGCATTTGTTGAATATAGTCGTTCAGAATTAAAAGAAAGAATAATAAGTGAAGCGTTTCATAGATTCTCGAATCCACTTTTTGTTTTTGATTATGGACAAACAGGCTCAACAGTTACTTTTTCGGGTGGTTCAATGACAAACATGTATGGTTTGTTTTACCAACCACACCACAGGATAAAACTAAGACAACTTTCTCCATATATTGAAACATCTAAAACAAATCAAGTCTATGGATTACCACAGAATGCAAAATATTTTGAAGATGATGCTCTTTGGAAGTGGAGAGATTTATATGACCACGGATTTATTGACCCCGATGGTTTTGGAACAAATTATCCGTTCATAAATAATATTCATTACGTTAAGGGAGATATTAATTTTTATTTACGAAATGAAAACGTTTATATAAATAAAAAAGATTTGGTTAAAAATGTAGATAAGTTTAAATGTTAATATGAAAATTCTTGCTAAAAATAACGACCAATCTATTTTGATTCCAACAAATCAAATGTTTAAAACTGATTTAGGATGGACAGATAATGCTCAAGAAATGGAGCAAGAAATTCTTTATCAAATAATCAACCCAACAGAAAATTACGAAACCGTTAGATATATACATTCATCATACGAACAACTTTCACCCTATGATAATCCATTTCAACAAAATGATATATGGTATAATTTTTATTTTTTAAATAGTCTTGGTAACTATTCTCAAAATTATGAAGATGTGGGAATTACAATGGAAGAAAATTCAAAAATGTTAAAACAATCAACAGAAAGTTTTTTCAGATTAGAATTTTATAAAACAAATAATGACCAATCACCAAATCAAACAAATAGAAGATTAGTTTTTGCAAAAAATTTATCATTACCATTAGGTGAACGAGTCTTTTATACAGGAACACCATCAGGTGCAACATTTGCGTTAAATGATTATATCTACGTCCCAACCTTTACGGGAACAAACTACAGAAATTCTGAAAACATGTATCTCTTTTGGTTTGCGGATGATTCACCATTCAGTGAAACCAATATAACTGGTAATACTTTCTACATGACAGCGAAATATTACAACGCCAAAGATGGTAGTGTAATTGATTTTGTTAATAAATCAAAATTAGTTAATGCAACCACACCATATGTGGAAGAAGAGGATGTTTATTATAAAGTAATTATAGATAGAAGTGACTATTCTTATATAGTTTATGCGTACAACGGTTCATTAGGTACCAGAAAGGGAGTAGTAACCGCGCCAATAAATTTTTATGAAAGAAAACAATAATGGACATTAAATCACCCACAAAATACGAAATACTTAGGAAAAATATTCCTAATGTAAAATTGTATTCAAATGATGGACCATATTGGTACAACAGTTTGGGTAGTTTAATCGCTTGGTCGGAATCACAATATCTTGACCCCTTAGATGGATTCGTTGTTTATAATATAACAGGTGGTACGGTTTCATCAGGATACTATATTTGGACCGGCTCAACAATTCCAGCAATATCTTATGGTGATACGGGTTGTGATTTAACACTTGAATTATATGGATGGGAAAACATAACAAAGGGTGAGGCGTATGGGGAACATATGTTACCAATATTCTTGGAAACACATATCGACGAAATGGGTGTCATGGTTGGATTTGATGGTGAACTTGAACAAGTTGAACAAATATGTAATTTTTCGTACACACAAACAGGAAATACCATACAAGTATACAATACCGTTGATACAACCAAAGTTTCAGAAATTCATTTTATTGATTTTACTGTTGATTGGGGAGATGGAACAACAAGTATTCTGTCAACAACTGGTTTGACAGCATCTAAAACATATGCAACAACCGGAGAAACAACTATTTCAATATCAATTGACACACCTTGGAGTCAATTTGAAACTAAAAAAATTATTCAAGTACCATCTAATACAACTGTAAGTAATCCACTCGGAACATTCTCGGGATTCACCATACCATACACAACAATAACAGGTCAATCTCAAAATTATTTGAACGATTTAGAGTACAACGGTACATATACAGGATACACAACATTCACATATGCATCAATAGGTAAAAGTAGAATTAGTGAATTGAAACTTTATGGTAGTAACACTTATTCAGGTGTAACAACCGGAACAACAGCAGGTGTTGCGTACAGTGCTTATACTATAGATAATTTATATTATCAAGATTTTGCGGATGGTGTGACCACAATCACGGGAACGACCTCAGGATTTACAAAAGAAGAAGTAATAAATAAAGTAATCACAAGAAATGAACATTTCTTAGGATTCATTGACGAACCGGTAATCTATTCAGATATTTTTGTTGAAAGAGGTAAACAGGGTGTTATGGAAAAAACACTTAGATTATCAGAAATTGACAACACAGGAGAATTATCGATTTATGGTAACGGATATTTTAATATAAGAAAACAATAAATTTTATATTTATTATTAAAAAAACATGGCAGTAGGAAGTTACGGTATAATTAGACCATCAGATGTATCACCAGAAGACGTTGAAATTTATTTTCATTACGTTGCGGACAGAAACAGTACCTCAACGGTTACACTTAAAAGGTTAAGTTCTGCGGAAGTTTTAACACCTGTGTATCATAATATTGATACAACAGACGATATATCAGCACCAAATGTCGAAATTTTGGGTGGTTTATATAATTTAAAATTAACTGCAGATGATTTTGCTGATTTAGGTGTTTACACACTTCACATTAGACCTAAACAAATCAGAACATCTATAACGGATTGTGGAATTTTAGCATCATTACCTTCAGTTAGAGGATTGGTTATTGACCTATCAAACGTTCCCGCTGCGGATAGAAACAAATTTACACCACAAGGACTTGTTGGATATCGAATAGAGTATATTAATTCATCTGACAATAAAAAAATACCAAATTTTTATAGAATTGTTACTTCATCATTTTACTGCACCCCTATTGTTTCAAATTTAACAAGTACGTCACAAAAGGCGATTAGATATCAATATAGTGAACAAGCAACGAATTTGATGTTTTTAACAGTAACACCATCTTCGGCACCTACTAACAAACCAAATACGGTACCATTCATTGGTGTACCTTCCCAAAAAATCATATTAACAAACACATATCTTAACCCAACCACCATAGAAATTGAGATGGTTGAACACGATGCATCAACATTGGCACACGCACTGTACGGTAATCAAAGTAAAGCGGTTTCTCAAGGTATCTATACCATTTATGACAATAATAACAACATCTATAGACAATACAATCTTTACGAAGTTAAAGACGAGTTTAATGAAACATTATTTGAAATTCGTGAAGAAAGAAATGATATAGACGAAACCTTAAACTTTGATACTATTACAGAATAATGGCAAGAAGGAAAGTACCAAGTCAAGCATCTAGCGGGGCGGAAACATTTAACGATTTCTTAGTTGGTAGACAGATAACCGATGGGTCCTCTGCTCTAACAAATACCGTATTTGCGCTTGATAAATCTATTCCTGACAAAGATTCTAAAAACTTTACAAGTAATCCTTTTTCTCAATTTCTAACATTAGATACACTAAAGGAAGTTGATGGTATTCAAACCACCTCCACAACACCAAGAAAAAAAAGAACGGATGAGGTTAGATTTAAAGGTAATAAAAAATATGCCGACAAATCTTTATTTGGTTCACTAAGAAGTAGAATTTTAGTTTCAATAACTAAAATTATCAACAAGTTTCCCGCGGCTGTTTCAATATTAGGAGACACCCCAATTGGTGCATCTAATTTTAGTGCTAGTGGAATAACATATAATGATAGTACAAATACAACCACATTTTATGTTGAAAGAAGTAAAATATTTAACCCTTTTGATTTAGTTTTTATTGAGCCAGTATCGGCTATAAAACCTGAAACTGAAAATGAGTTAAGGAATTTTTATTCATCATATACCAAATATGTTCTTGTAACCAACGATACACCATATCCGATTTTAGATTACGTAGAACCAAATACAGAAAACAAAATTTTTTTAAAAGTATATGGTAAACCGTTCACTGGTTCAACTTATTCACAAGATATTTTAATCAGACCAAATGATGGATTAGTTGAAGAGTTTTTTGAAGGTTTGGATGATTTAGAAGAATCACTTTTAAATAGAGATACAAATCCGATTTATACATCTTCATTTAAAGTACCAAGAGACACTCAAGACAAAACAAAAACAGCACTAATCGATGTGGTATTAACATGGCCAATATCAAGTGATGGTTATAACATATTAATAAGCGGTCTTGATTATGAATCTTATGTAAATAAATTAAAAGATATTTCAGATGAAATTGATGATTACAAATCTAACTTAATGGTTAGGTTTTTAT